CTATCGCCTCGCCGTAAGAACTCTCTGCAATCACTTGCTATTGCTTGTAGCAAGGATTCCTTCTTTTCGGATGTGTCACAATGTTCCGGATATTTCATTTTCCCTCCTCTTTTTTATATTCGGGATGTTCGGCATAGAACTTTGCCTTTTTAGCTTCCATTTCCTTTTCAAGTTTCTCATTTTTCTCTTTTTTCAGCCTTTCATTCCTTTGAGTTTCCGTTTCAGCATCGATAAAATCATTCCAATTGTTAAAAAATGTCGGCGCATCTTTCCACGCCCTTTTCTCAAATCCCTTCGCCTTGTCTTCTTCAACTAATGCGATATAATTTGTGAGGGCTTTATTAAGATTGGAGAAGTCAAGGTCATTCTTCACTGATGCCTTCATTTTTGCAATGCACTTTGCTTTAGCTGATTTTTTGGGGTATCTGTCATAGACGGATTCAAAATCAAATTCAATAATATCACGAGTTACTCTTGACTTAGTCTTGAGTTGGTCTTGAGGATGTTTTGTGATAATTTCGCAGTCTTCAGGGTTGGGAATAACGGAAGCTCCCTCCCTTGCAAGTGCCGATGCCGAGTGATTTTTAATAAAGCTTTGAAACATACAATATTGCACATTTCCTTTTTGATATCTTACTATTAGCCCGGCAGTTTCAATCTCAATCAATGATTTTTCAATTTTTTCGGCATTCAGTTCTTTCACAAATGGGAAGCAATTGCCCTTTAGAATCTCAGGGTTGCACACCAACTTACCTTCCCTATCCGTAAAAAGAAGCATCCATGTAAATATAAATGCCGATTGCATTGATAGTTGAGATACTTTATCATCGACTGATATTTTCTTTTTTATCAGTCTTGCATCTGACATAACTCGCCTCTTTTATTATTGCTCTTGAGTAACTCTTGAGCTACTCTTGAGTAACTCTTGACTTGCTCAAGCTGAAGTGAAGTTAAGAGAAGTGAAGAGAAGAGAATATAGCTCATTTTTTCACCTCACCCGTCTCAAAGTCTATTCCATACTTCTCACACTCAGATAAAAGAGCCGACCTTTGAAAGTCATTTAGGTTCTTCCCGGACTTAGCCGATGCAATCTTTACTGCCTGTCTTTCTTCCCTGTGTAGAAAAACAACCATTCTCTTTTCTGCCTTCAAATTTTTGTTCATAGATTCTCCTTTTTTTGATTTATTACGCTTATATCACATAATTGCAATTTTGTCAATAGTGTATTTTGTTATTCTTGAATTATTTCTCAAAGATGGTATAAGCAAAGTATGAGTGATAAGAATGTGATGAAAGATAAATGCAAAAAAAGCACTGATAAAAAAGGTTACGCCGCCAAAAAAAGATTCACCGAAAATAAACAGAATATAATCAAAGCGCTTATGAACGGAGTATCCGTTGTGCAGATATGCAAGGACACAAGGATCAGCTCATACTCATTTTACAAATGGATGGAGGAAGACTCTGAATTAAAAGAGGAATTAAAAAGTGCACAGTCTTTTGCCAATATCTCTGTTGAGGATGCTTTAATGAAATCGGCACTTGGATTTTTTATTACTGCAGAAAAAATTACTGCCGCCGGTACTGTGGTGCAATATCAGCAATACATCCCACCTTCAATTGTCGCACAAATATTCTATCTCAAAAACAGGATGCCCGAAAGGTGGAAGGATAGGACTGAGGTTGAGCATGATTTACTGACAGACACCATAAAAGTAACCATAAAGGATTTAAGTGGAACTAATTCTTGACTCAAATATTTTCAATGCCGTTTACAGGCAGATAGACAACATCATCAAAAGATATGTGGTTGTGTATGGTGGCGCAGGGTCTGGGAAGAGTTGGGATATGGCTATTAGATTCGTTCGCATTTCAATTCAGAACAGGAATGAGACGCTTCTGATAATCCGAAAATACAAGGTTACGCTTCGCAAGTCCGCATTCAAGCTACTCAAAAAAACAATAGATTTATTTAAGTTGTCAAAGTTCGCCACCTGCAATGAGACCGATATGGTGATTCGCCTTTGGAATAAAAATGAGATATATTTTGTCGGAGCTGATGATACTGAAAAACTAAAATCAATTGAAGGAATAACTGGTATATGGATAGAAGAAGCGACTGAATTGACAATGGAAGACTTCCTTGAAATCGACAGAAGAATCAGGGGCAATCATTCAAGGCCGCTTCAAATCTTTATGACATACAATCCTGTTGATAAAGGAAACTGGACTTATAGATTATTTTTTGATCCGACCACAGCAGAAGAATTCAAAGAGTATCGTGATAATTGCTTCATTCTCAAAACCACATACAATGACAATAAGTTTATTGATGCCGAATATAAGAAGATGCTTGAATCACAGAGGGGCTCTGCTTATACAATTTACACGCTCGGAGATTACGGAACGCCGGACTATCTTGTCTATAAGCATTGGGACATAAAACCATTCCCAGAGCAGATAGAGCAGGCGGTATATGGTCTTGACTTTGGATTTGAGCATCCGATGTCATTGATTCAGATTCACGCCATTGAAAGAGATTTATATGTGCGAGAGGTTATCTATGAGCGCCAATTAACAATAGATGAGTTAACTACTAAAATGAAAGCATTGATTCCGGACAATCATATAATATATGCGGACTCTGAAAACCCACAGGCAATACAGCAATTATTCAATGATAATTTTTGCATATATCCTGTAAAAAAATATGCAGGGTCGGTGAATGACGGAATAAATCTTATGCAGAACTTCAACATCCACATAGACCCGTCATCCACAAATCTAATGAAAGAGATACAATCATATTCGAGGAAGGTTGGCAATAACGGGATGGTAACGGAGACTATTGAAAAGAGTATGGATGACGGAATGGACGCAATGCGGTATGCTACCATTGAGCATTTTGTGAAGGAAGTAAATAACATTACAATGGGATTTATCCCTGCGAGGTAAATGTGAGAGTTAAAAAAGAGATGCATCCATTCGACGACTTGTATGATTTAATAAAGGGCAAGGGAAAAATTGACTTTGAAATAAACAACGAGACCGATGCTTACAATAAGAGCGTGTGGGTTTCAAGGTGTATAAATATCATTGCGCTTAAAATAGCAACAATACCGCATCAGGTCATGATAAACGATAAGCAGGTCAACACAAAACTTGAGAGTATAATCAATCGCCCTTCGGCACAGCACACATATTCAACCTTTATACGAAATATCGTATCGTGGTGCAAACTGAAGGGCTTTGTGATTGTTGTTGACGAGTTTCCACAAATGCGAATCATAGACTCCGACAAGATTATAAACATAGCCGGAACACTTTTTGAAATATCTTTGACAGGAAAGAGAGTGCCAATAGATATGGAGCGCTCGGCTATTATCAGGAACTTCTCGCTTCAGAATGGCGTGATTGGGATGCCCGAGATTTATTCATTGATGCCGACACTTCAATATCAGTCGCTTCTTGAGCAGGCATCAAAGAATGTTTTGAAGAACGGTGGAATTACCCCGTATGTCTTGTCAACACAACAGCCAATGAATGAGGGGATGTTAGATAAGATAATGAGGATGTGGAAGGAAAAATTTTCTGGTATTGAAAATGCTGGTGAGACTCCGATACTTCCTAATGGATTGACTGTTCAAAATGTTGGATTGTCTCCGATAGATATGGGAATTCTACAGCAGGAGGGAATTTCCAAAAATAGAATAGCAACTCTGTTTGGAGTGCCGACAATATATTTGAACGATACGGAACATGTTGACTATGCGACATCTGAAATACAGATGCGCATATTCGCCTATAATACAATCATCCCTGAAGCTCAACATTGGACCGAGCAGATAAACAAGATTCTACTTCCGATGGTTTGCAAAAACAACGGGATACAGCCCGGAAATCTTGTGTTAAAAACAAGCGAACTATATGAGCTACAGGAAGACGGACAGAAGAAGACTGCTGTAGATGTGCAGAAGGTTTTGAATGGAATAGTGACAATCAATGAATTAAGAGTAAGAGATGGATTAAACCCAGTCGCATGGGGAAATGTATGGTGGAGAAGTTACGGGCTTACAGATGGAAGCGAATCTATAATTGATAACACAACGACAGAAAAGACAATTAAAAAATCTGAAATGGATAGAGAAACCATGTGGAAACTTTACATAGCAAGGACTTTTTCACAAGAGAAAAAGATGGCCTCTGAAATGAAAAAGTTTTTTGCACGAATAGAAAAAGATGTTATAGCCAATCTTGAAAAGTCAATACAGAATATTGAGACTAAGACATACGATTCGGAATCATACAAACAGATATTGATTAAGACTTTGAAGCCACTCTATTATGCTTTTGGTTCTCAGGCAATAGAGAACACTAAAAATGATTATGGATTAACGGTTGACTTTACTGTCGGCAATCCCGATTATGCAGTTTATACAGAGCAGACAATCAAAGAGGTTGCATCTGAGATAATGCAGACAACGGATGAGAATCTTGAGAAAATATTGAAAGAGGGAATTGCCGAAGGAAAGCCAGTTGCTGAGATAGGAAAAGACTTGCAGAATTATTTTGATTTTGCAAAAACATCGAGGGCGCAGTTAATATCTCGGACGGAAGTGAATGCCATCAATACACACGCCATGCAAGAAACTGCGAAGGCCGGTGGGCTTACGGAAAAGGGATGGTCTTCGGCTCTCGATGAGAAGACAAGACCCGACCATCTTATGGCCGATAATCAGTATGTTGGTATCAGTGAAGACTTCAGAGTTGGGAAAGATTCGATGGCTGGTCCGGGAGACCCGAAGGCTCCTGTCGGACAGAGAGCAAATTGCCGTTGCACATTAACATTTAGATAGGAGATAAAATGGAAAAGATAAATATGACAGTTAAAAGCATAAACAATGACGGAACAATTACGGCTTATGTATCTCCGGCGGTGATAGACCGTATGGCAGACTTCATTCCGCCAAGTGAATGGATGCTTGAAGACTTTAAGAAGCATCCCGTGCTTCTTTCACAACATTCATATTATGGGTCGCTTCAGAATCAGATAGGAAAGGCGATTGACTTTGGAACAGATGAGAATGGGCTATGGATGAAGTTTGAATACTATTTTGGCGCTGGTAATGATGAGGCCGATTGGGCTTATTATCTTGCGCAAAAATTACAGGCCGCTTATTCGGTGGGCTTCATAAGCGGAGAGCAGGAAATGAAGGAAATGAATGGAAAAACAGTAAGGATTCTTAAAAAGAATCAGCTTCTTGAAGTATCACAGGTGCTTATTCCTGCGAATCAGGAAGCCGTTCAACACACTTTGATTAAGACAATGAAGGAATTTATAGATAGCAGGGAAGTTCCGAAGTCAGAGGCCACTCCTGAAACACCGGCAAAAGCCGAAGAAAAGAGTGCCGAAGAAATTGAAATTGAACTGCTCAAGGAAATAATAAACAAAGGAGAAAACAAATGAAGAAATTTTTAGTGTTTGCTCTTGTTCTTCTGATGGCCATATCGGTCTTTGCAGGAAAGAGCAAGGTCAAGACAGAGATTGCAATTTTTGCGGATACTCTTATCGGAGACACCACAAAGACATTCGCAATATCAGCATACGAGGGACTGAACGGAAACTATGGCACTGCATACAACGGAAAAAGTTTGTGGGGCAATAACACCTGCAAGTTTGGAGTCTATGTTGACACACTTGCGGCAGAGACAGCCGATTCAGTAAACTTTGCAATCACGCTTCAGACCCGTAATAATGTTTCAAGGTTCTGGTCGAAAGCAGTAACACTCACAACTCTCACAGCAGATTCTCTATATGAATGGAATGTCTATGACATCCCTGCGAGAACACTTGATGAGCTTGTGAATGCTGATTCTGTAAAAGTAATATTGAATCAGACAGACGGAGACCCGACTGGTAATTTTGTCGGTCTCTATTTCATTCTCGGTGAAGACGGCGAATAATTAAACAAGAAAAAATAAGGAGAAAATCATGAACGAGAAAGAAACAAAAGAAACAAAAGAAGCTCTCATGGAAGAAGTTGTGAAAAAGACTATGGTTGAAATAGACCAGAAGTTTATCACAATGGAACAGTTCCAGAAAGCGATTGAAGAAGTCAAAAAGAATCCAATAATGAGTTTTGACAAGAAAGATGAGCTTGCAGAAGAGATTAAGTTTTGGAAAGAAGTATCAATGAAAACAGCGGGCGACATAGACACCGCATCAAACGCTGCAACAATAATTCCGACAGCAATTGCGGATAAGATTTACGAGAAGCTTTATCAGGAAAACTACCTGAGAAGAATCTGCACAGTGTATCCCGGCAAAAAAGGAACAGTGCCAGTGGAAGGGACAGCATTGACAGCAACAAGAGTCGCTGATGGAACAGCACCCAATTCGGGCACTCCCGGTACTGGAAGATATTCCGCAGTCTCTTACGATTCCTACGAGCTTGCCGCAGATTGCCAGATGTCAAATAAGGTAATTGAGAATGCGACACCCGGAGTTTTGAATTACATCTACAGTCACATGGCAAAGCAGTTCTCAAATACCGAGCTTGCTGAATTTATAACTGGAGATAACAGCACAGAGTGGCAGGGTCTCGATGTCGGAGTGACTGGGTCAGTATTGACAATGCAGACAGCGCAGACAGGTCATACAGCAATCACATCAATAGATTATGATGATGTTGTTACTGTATTCTACGCTCTTGCACAGCAGTACAGAAACAACGCTTCTTGGATTGTGAGTGCGACAACGCTTGCGGCAATCAGGAAGATAGCCGACATAAACGGAAGACCGATATTCACACCGACAGACCCGACAATATTCGGAAGGCCTGTGTTTGAAAATTCAAATATGTCAACATCTGGTACCACAAACGGAGTGATATACTTTGGTGACTTTTCACAGTATTTCATTTTTGATGATAAGACCGTGAAAATCACTGCATCAAAAGAGGGAAGGACTCTTGTGGCGGCAAGGTCGACATACATTATCGGAACAGTAGAGAATGATGGTAAGATAGTCAATGCCGATGGAATCACCGGATTGAAGCTTGCAGCTGCTTAATAAGTAAGAACCTTGTGGGGCGGTTAACCCGCCCCACTTAAAAGGAGATGATTATGTTAGTTAAAGTAAAAGCAAAACTCAGATTTTATGAAGCAGGAATATTAAGAGTTCCGGGTGATGAGTTTGAAATAAAACTTGAAAGAGCGAGAGCAATGGGGAACTCCGTAGAGTTAATTGAAGAAAAGAAAGAATCAGACAGCACAGCCACGAATCCGAGCGATAAGCAGATGACTGCGCCGCCAATGGATAAGCAGATAAAGAGAGGCAAAATTAAATGATTTTGACAATATCTGATTTCAAGGGTTTTCTTGGAATAGCCACCGCTGATACGAGTGGTGATACGCAGCTGACATCGGTTTTGCAATCTGCATATTCCGAAGCTGAGAATAGAATAGGAAGGACAACACTTGATTATTCAGCAACTGCGGTGGTTGAGTATCACGATGACCCAAGAGGAAGGGCAATAAAGACCATATACAGCAAGTTAATCCCGATAGTCTCCGTCACATCGCTGTATATTAATGAAACGCTTCTGACTGTTGACTCTGACTATTATCTTGACAATAATGCGCTCGGAGTTATCACCCTCGAATCAGAACACAACATACAGGATGCAAGGGCGGTGAAATTGACATATACCGCAGGATATTCCACTGCTACCTTCCCTGCCGATTTGAGGATGGCTATATTTTCAATAGCAATAAATGAGATGCGCAGGGCAAGAATAAGCACAACACAGGTTGACTCCCAGATAGTGCTTTACAATAGAGATGATATAACCCGAATACTTACGAAGTATTCAAGAGTTACGATATGATAAAAAATGAAGCTGTGTTGAAAGAATTGAGAGATGTTCTCAAGAAGGCAAAAGATTCTGATTTGAAGGTTGCAATCTTTCATACGGCGCACGAATTCAGAAACTATATGATCCGCTCTAAATTAAGCGGGCAGGTTTTGAATAGAGTGACAGGTGCATTGGTTGATAACATCAATGTTAAAGAGGAAGATTCTCAGCCAGACAGATTCAGGGTTATTATAAATCCATCAATGCCATACTCTGCAATCCACGAATTCGGAGGAGTTATAAAACCAAAAAGAAAAGGTGGTATGTTGAGATTTTCTATAGGAGACAATGTTTTCTATTCAAAATCGGTGACTATACCTGAGCGCTCATACTTGAGAAGCTCAAGGGATGAGTTTGATTTTCAGGAAACAGCATTAAAAAAACTAAGGGAGCTTGTGATAGCATGACATATACCAATAGAGCAATGTTGGCAATAGCAGAAATGCAGACTATTTTGAACACTCAATCATATTCAAACAGCGTGGCAATAAAAACTACCATAGGATACAACAGTGACAATCCACTTAATTCTTTAGCGCTTGAGCCAGTCCGATGTGACAATACCGGAGACTCGATGGAATTGACATTGAGACTTTTTCTTTCGGCTTCAGCAGGAAGCATTGAAAATAGAATAAACGATATGATGACAAATGATGAGACTATCCGCAACTCTTTGATAAGAGATAAGGATGATGCATATACATCCATAAACTCAATAGAGTATGTATCTACGGAGTATATGGTGGCGGATGGCTCGATGGAATATGCCTTGTCAATAACTTTGAAAATTAAACTTTACAAATAACCTTATAAGGAGGCCATAATGGCATCAGTAAACACAAATCAAATGTTCACCGGCAAAGGCAGAGGGCTGATAATAGCATCTTCAGTCGCCTATCCGATAGAGGACATTTCAGAGCTTTCGCTCATGCCGAATGTGAAGTCAACCTCATGGGAGAGTTCAGATACTCACGATACAAATACCATGATGACCGGCAGAGATTTCAAGATTAAAATGGCATTCAAGGGAATTTCTCCCGACCTGCTCTATCTATTTTTGGGCGGGACAAAGACTGCGGGAGCTAACTCGAGAATGTCGGTAATAGGAGAGTCAAGCGCTGTTGCAGTCGGTGCGGTTACGGCATCTAATACTCCAATAGTGTCTCCTCTCACTCTTGTAGTCTATACAAAAACTGCTGGCGTAAAAACCTTTTTTGAAAAGGTAGACGCTAATCCCACGGGGAATCAGTATGTTGTTTCAAGCACCACAATCACAGTGAACACATCTCACAACGGAACAACTCTGTACAGAGACTATGACTACAACGGCTCAGCAGATGCAACAACGATAGCTTTTGACCCGACATCAGTTCTTGCACCGTCAGTCGAGCTTTACGCTACAATGAAATGGGTTGACAAAAACAACACCGTAAAATATTTCAATATCGATGCGAAAGATTGTCAGTGCATTTCAGTTTCACCTCTTCCGGGAACGAATGACGGGAACTTGAAAGATGTAGAGGTTGAGCTTGATGTGAGAATCGGAGCGGCAAACGACCTTGTATTGACTGGTGAAATATCATAATGAAATAAGAGGAGTTTATGAAAACAATATTGATTAAAGAAATTGAATTCAAATACGGCGAGCTGAATCCTCTTCAGTTCGCCGCTATTGTCGAGCTTATAGGGAAATCCACACAAGAATCTGGCAGGGTGAATGTTCTGTCTTACATAGGAAAGGATATGCCTGACATTCTTGACATCTATCTGAAGACGGATTCGGTGCTTCCTTGTGCGAAAAAAGAATTTATTTGCGAAAATATGAATGCTTCACAGATAGAAGAAGTGATGACTGATTTTTTTACACAGAGCGATGTTTTTGGAATTATGGAAAGACTGGTCGGCACACTGACAGCAAAGCACTGACCGGCAAAGATATTCTAAAGGGCATCGCTGAATTATCTGCAACATCAATGGTATTACCAACAGGGCAGATAATAAAGCAGTATGATATTGTAAAGTTCTCTAAACTTTTAAGGATACCATTGAATGATATTCTTTTATTCAATTCTCTTTTTGAAGTTGATGCTTCTGATATAACTGAAGCTGATAACGAGAGATTCAATTCAGATATTGAAAAAGTAATAAAAGAGCGAGGTCTAAAAGTTCATGGCAAATAAAAACATCGGTGACATAATACTTGGAATAGTTGCGGAGACAAAGGGTTTTGATTCTGCCAATAAAGAGCTTGAAAAAGTAAAGCAGAATCTTGATAAAACCGCAATGACTATGGCAAAGTTCTCGGCAGTAATAACCGGAGCTTTGACATTGTCTGCAAAGACCACGCTTGACTATACTGAGCAGATAGACAAAATGAATAAGCAGACTGGAGTGTCAACTGATACTCTTCAGAAGCTTGGTTATGCCGCATCTCAAGAGGGCGTAAATATGCAAGACTTGGGAAATTCTCTCAAGTATTTGAGGCAGTCATTATCACAGG